GTCAAATCTAATTTTTATTTGCTAGATTAAAATTCTGATAAATCTTCGTCAGATTGGAAAAATAATACTTGACTTCAAGGTGAAACTTCGGTATAATATACATATTAAAAATCGATAATTTAACTAAAGGAAATCATGCAATTTATTAAAGTGTACGAAAACGCAATATCTGAACAACTAATGCAGGAACTAAGGGATTGGGCTGATAGACCCGATACCGACCTTACAATTGGACATGGTAAAGGAAAGGATCAGTTCCCTAACAAATCACTAGGGCGTAATGATAGTCAAAAGTTTCTTAAGTTTAGTAACCCTGAGCTGATGGCTAAGTGCCACGAACAGTTATCTCCATATTTCCATGAATATGTAGAAAAGTACCCAGGCATTGGATTATGTAGGAGCCACGAGGTGAAACTACAGAAAACCCCTATACAGGGTGGATACTCAGTGTGGCATTGTGAGCAAGGACCAGAATCTTCTGCAAATAGAGTATTGGTATGGATGGTGTATTTAAACGATGTAGAAGAGGGAGGGGAGACAGAGTTCTTATACCAAAGTTTCAAACAGAAATCAGTAAAAGGCACTTTATTAATTTGGCCGGCCTCCTTCACTCATACACACAGAGGCAACCCCCCCTACTCTAATAACAAGTATATTATTACAGGATGGGGCCTATTACCGACATCCGTAGAAGATATAAATGCTAATTGACGCTAAACGATAACATTATGGACAATACTAGTTTACTAATATACTTTGTATTCGGCTTATTAGTCTTTAAAGCCGTATTTATCGTATCATTTATTTGTATTAATATGGGATTATGTAAGAAAAAGGAGGAACATGGCAAAGAGTTTTAAACAAATGGCTAAGAAAGATGAAGGTACCTACATGATAGTAGATGCACTAAACTTGGCATTCAGATACAAACACAGCAAGAAACCCAATTTTGGGGAGGATTATCTAAGGACTGTACAAAGTTTGGCACAGTCTTACAACGCAGGGCAAATTCTTATAACTGCTGATTGGGGCTCGTCCTCTTATCGGTGTGGAATTTTACCAGAGTATAAAGGTAACAGAAAAGAGAAGTACGCTAAACAAACAGAGAAAGAAGCAGAAGAGTTTCGTTTGTTTATGGAGGACTATGAAGTTACCCTAAAATTACTAGCAATTCATTACCCTGTGTTTAGATACAAGAACGTAGAGGCTGATGACATTGCAGCACAACTTGTAGCAGAGCTAGAAGGTTCAACCATATGGTTAATTTCTTCAGACCGAGATTGGGATTTGCTAGTAGATGACAATGTGAACAGATTTAGTTACGTAACAAGAAAAGAGATAACAAAACAAAATTGGAGTGAACATTATGAGGTTGATAGGGGAGAGTATATTAGTTTCAAGTGCCTTTGTGGTGACTCTGGTGATAATGTACCTGGAGTCCCTGGTGTAGGCCCTAAGAGAGCACTGGGACTAATTCAAGAGTATGGCTCAGCATTTGATATTGCTGATGCTTTACCTATTAGTAGTAAGTACAAGTACATTCAAGCCTTAAATACGTTTGGTGCTGATAATATTTACAAGAACTACGAACTTATGGACTTAGTCACATATTGTGCTGATGCTATAGGGGAAGAGAATGTCGAAGACATGAGGAGTAAACTTGCAAGTAACTAAGAGAGACGGAAGAAAAGAGGAGTTAAATTTAGATAACATTCATATAATGTTAGAAAACTGTAAGAAAGAAGACTTAGGAAGAAAATTAGACGTATCAGTAAGTGACACAGCCTTATCCGCCCACATTAAGTTTGCAGAAGGTATGACTACTTCTGACATTCAGCAAACGCTTATTAAGTCTGCAGCTGAGAAAATTAATACTAAAACTCCAGACTATTCTATCTTTGCAGGTAGATTATTAGTAACAGAGATTAGAAAGGAAGTATATGGACAATTTAAACCTATCCCTTTCCTTGATTATATTAAAGCAAATGTAAAGAGTGGATTGTACGACCCAACCATCTTAGAGTTATACTCTGAAGAGGAGATTGATATGCTGGAGTCTGTAATGGACTACAACAACGATTTCGCTCGTCCTTATTCTTCTATCATTCAGTTAGATAGCAAGTACTTAATTAAGGATGTTAAAACAGGTAGAAGATTAGAAGGCATACAAGAAACGTTTATGCTTATCGCAATGACTATCTTTGCTTTAGAGGATAATTGTATTAAGTTAGTCATTGATATGTATAATGCTTTAAAAGATGATAAGATAAGTCTACCAACACCTATTATTAGTGGAGTTCGTACTCAACTAAAGATGTTCAGCTCTTGTTGTTTACTGAAGATGGGGGACACTACAGAGTCTATCCTAGCTTCAGAATATGCTTTATCTCTAATGACAGCAAACAGAGCTGGCATAGGGGTGGATATGGGTCCAGTTCGTGGAATTATGGCCCCAGTAAAGAATAACACTGTTAAGCACACAGGGGCTCTGCCTTTACTTAAGTCAATCGAAGCTGCTAGTAAGCAGTTTACACAGAATAGCTTACGGTCTGGAGCCACTGTAGTCAACTATCCTGTATTTAATTGGGAGATACTAGATGTATTGGAGTATAAGAATAATCAAGGAAGTAATACAAATAGGGCTCGTTTTATCGATTACACGATCGGTCTACCTGATATATTTCTCGAACGTGTCTTAGCAAAAGAGGACTGGACTTTATTTAGTTCAGAAGAAGTTCCTTTATTACTATCAACGTATGGAGACCCTAAACTATTCAAGGCAGTATACGAAGAGTATGAGGCTAATGACAGTATTCGCAGGAAAACTATTCCTGCAACAGAACTATTTAATAAGTTAGTGAAAGAGAGAGTAGGTACTGGTCGTATCTACATTCATTTCATTGATAATGTAAATAAGCAGGGTATGTTTAAAGACCAGATAACTCAGACTAATTTATGTAGTGAGATATTCTTACCTACTAGAGATGTAAAGTTTGAGGGGCTAAAGAATAACCCGGGCAGGCCTATTACAGACTATGACTTAGATGATGGTATGATTTCTCTATGTATCTTAGGCTGTGTTAATTTTGGTAAGTTAGATTCTATTGATGAACTTGATGGACTAACTAACATCTTAGTAAGATTTTTAGATAACCTGATTGATATTCAGGACTATCCAATGGATGCTTGTGAGTACCCGACCAGAGGTTATAGATACTTAGGCGTTGGTATTAGTGATTTCGCTCACTTCTTAGCAAAGAACGAAGCTCCTTTAGGTACCAATAAGGCTAAAAAGTTGACGCACACCTGGGCAGAGCGTTTCCAATACGGTTTGATTAAGACTAGTGTAGACTTGGCAGAGGAGAGAGGCTCTTGCGTATACTCTGATAATAGTGGGTACTCTAAAGGTATCATGCCTATTCATACATATAATACCAACGTGGACCAGATTACGCCAAATGACCTACTATGCGACTGGGATACTTTAAGTGATAGAGCAGCTAAACATGGTGTAAGAAATACAACACTTAGTGCAATTCCCCCAACTGCTTCATCGTCTCTTGTAAGTAACTCTACACAGGGTATTGACCCTATCCAAAGTACAACAGATACATTTGAGGCTTCTAACTTTACAGTTAAGTCTCTTGTACCTGACTTTGAGAAAGAACCATACTATATGAAAGCGTGGGATATGCCAGGAAACAACTCATCGGAGTATATAAAGTTAATGGCTATCTTACAGAAGTTCATTGACCAAGGAATGAGTACTAATCAATGGTACGACTTAACTAAGTTACCGAATAAGATTTTAGATAGTAATAGAGTTAAAAGGGATATCCTTACAGCATGGAAGTACGGACTAAAGAGTCTGTATTATATCAGAAGTAAGGATAAAGAGAATAGAAGCGAAACAATCGATACAGGTTGTGAATCAGGAGCATGTAGTATATAATGGATAATATTAACCCAGACCACTACAAGGCTCACCCCTCGGGGGTTGAAGCCATTCAAGTTACAGAGCATATGAATTTCTGTTTAGGAAATGCTATGAAGTATATTTGGAGAGCAGACGAAAAACACTCTGACG